AGACGGAACTCCGCATGGTGTTCAAGGCTCTAAAGAATATGAGTGAAGAGGCCAACGATGAGGCTAAGCGCCAGTCAGGCGCACTAGCTGAGTTTGCTCGAAATGAAGTTATCCAGAAGGCTAATTCTCTACAGAGCAATAAGGTCGCAAGTCGCGTTGCTCAAGGTTCCCGGGTTAAGAAATCCAGCCGCATTGGCGAGATTACTTACGGATTTGCTTCTCAGAAATTTTCTGGTGGCGGCAATACAAAATTGCTATGGGGCGGTTCAGAATTTGGGTCTAATAAGTATCGTCAGTTTCCTGTCTGGTCAGGCAGGGGTACTAATGGCGGTTCTAAGGGATGGTTTATTTATCCAACGCTTTCCAGGATTCAACCTGAAATTGTTGCTAAATGGACTGAATCATTTACTAAAATATTAAAGGAGTGGGGAAATGGCTAAAGACAGTAGAGCATTAACGCTCAAACTAATTGCCGATGTTTCTGACTTCGTTAAAAATCTTGACAAGGCAGATAAAGATGTTGCTACCTTCGGAGATAAGGTCGCTAAGTTTGGCAAGATAGCCGGAGCAGCCTTTGCAGCTGCGGGTGCAGCAGCCGTAGCCTACGCAGGCAAGTTGGCCATTGATGGCGTTAAGTCAGCCATCGAGGATGAAGCAGCCCAAGCAAAGTTAGCCAATACTCTTCGCAATGTAACTAAAGCAACCGATGACCAGATAGCCGCTACTGAGGATTACATCCTTAAGACTTCCCTGGCTACAGGCGTTGCCGATGACGAGCTTCGCCCATCGTTAGATCGTTTAACTCGAGCCACTAAAGATTTAGACAAGGCTCAGCAATTACAGACCCTTGCTCTTGATATTGCGGCTGGTAGTGGCAAGTCTCTCCAGGCAGTCACAGAAAGCCTTTCAAAGGCTCAGGAAGGCAACCTAGCAGGCCTTAGCCGCTTGGGTGTAGGACTTGATAGGGCTGAATTAAAGACCCTTACATTCGACCAGATAACCGCTAAATTAGCAGGTACTTTCGAGAACCAAGCTTCTAAGCAAGCCGATACATTCCAGGGTAAGTTAGCCCGTCTCACAGTAGCCTTCGATGAAGGCAAGGAGACAGTAGGCGCTTATATCCTCGATGCTATTACCCCTATGGTCGAGATTTTAGTTAAGAATGTTATCCCTGCTATTCAGGACTTTACTTCTAACCTAGGCGATAAACTCGCTCCAGTTATGAAGGTTCTTCAGCCAATTATCAATGGCTTACGATCAGCATTTAGTTCTGTACGAAATGCTCTCGCTGAGAATAATGACGAGCTTCGCCCATTCTTCAACCTTCTCAAGAACATCACAGACTTCGTAGTCACTTATATGGCACCGGCTATTGGTCAGACTCTAGGCTTAGCCTTTAAGGCTCTTGGCAAAATCCTTGAAGGAATTATCGATACTTTCGCTAGTTTCGTCAGTAAGATTACAACGATTTACAATTCAATTACAGGCATTATTGATGCTATTAAGGGAGCCGGGTCAGCAGTAGGGAACTTTATATCTGGCGCTTCATTCCCTTCAGGGGCTACATCTCCATCGGCTCCCGTTACGCCAAGCCCGCCTTTACAGACCCCTTCGCTTCCACGCTATATTTACGCAAGCACAGGCAGCACAAATATTACAGTCAACGGCGCAATAGACAGCGAGTCAACGGCTCGTCAGATCGTAGGACTTCTTAACGATTCCTCAGCTCGAGGAACTCTCGGTGGCTCTGGACTCGTATTCGTATGACCGCCTATACCCCTTCCTACAAGGTTCTAGTTGATAGTGTTGAAGTCACGGATGTAACTATTGCTAACCTTACTGTTACTTCAGGCAGAACCGATATCAATGTCCAGCCATTAGCAGGCTATTGCCAGTTGCAGTTAATCAACTTTAATAACAGCTCTTATAACTTTACAGTAGGAACTAGCTTAACCGTTGAAGTAACCAATTCGGTAGGGACTTATGTCCCAATCTTTGGTGGCAATATTTCAGACTTTACTATTGCCGTTAACCGCGCTGGAGACTTAGGTTATACAACTACCGCAACGATTACGGCTCTTGGCGCTTTGGCCAAGTTACCTAAGTTTATTAGTAACGGCGTTCTATCTCAGGACCAAGATGGAGACCAGATTTACACACTCCTATCTGATTTCTTGCTAGGCTCGTGGAATGATGTTGCAGCTGCTCAAACATGGGCTACCTATGACCCTACAGAGATATGGGCTAACGCGGTAAATATCGGCTTGGGCGAAATTGACCAACCAGGCGATTACCTTCTTATTGCAAGATCATCAAGCCCTACAGACTTATACACACTTTGCACAGATATTGCTAACTCTTCTTTTGGCGTTCTCTATGAAGATGCTAACGGTAATATCGGTTATTCGGATTCAACTCATCGACAGGATTACCTAGCCAATAACGGCTACACAACCCTCGATGCTAACCATGCCAATGGCGTGGGACTAGCTGCAACAACCAGAGCCGGAGACCTTAGAAACTATTTTAATATTATTTACGATAACAACGGCAACCAATCCTATGTCGCTCAAGACACAGATAGCCAGGCTATTTATGGTACTTATGCGGAATCTTATACTTCTCGCATTAAAAACACAGTAGACGCAGAATCCCTTGCAGATCGCTATATCGAGCTAAGAGCCTACCCATACCCTAAATTTGAAAGCATTTCCTTTACCCTTGGAAACCCTGAAATCGATGACTCTGACAGAGATGCTTTAATTAACATATTCCTAGGCCAGCCGGTATGGATTCAGAACCTTCCGGGCAATATCAGCGGCGGGTCATTCCAGGGTTATATTGAAGGCTGGACTTTCCGAGCCTCACTCAATAATCTATCTATAACTTTCAATGCTTCTCCGATAAACTTCTCCCAAGTTGCGGTAAAATGGGAACAGGTAAATGCAGCGGAGACTTGGAACACAATTAACACCAGCCTAACCTGGCTTGATGCGATAGGAGCAGTAGCGTAATGGCAACAACAACTACCAACTTTGGGTGGGATATCCCTCAGTCGACAGACCTAGTAAAGGATGGCGCTACCGCTATTGCTGCACTTGGCCAAGATATCGACACAGCTATGGTCGACCTTAAAGGCGGAACTACAGGCCAAGTATTGTCCAAGGCATCCGGTACAGACCTCGATTTCTCATGGGTTGCTCAAGATGACTCAAACGCTATTCAGAACGCAATCGTCGATGCCAAGGGTGATCTCATCGCTGCTACAGCAAATGACACTCCGGCGCGCCTAGCAGTCGGAACTAACGGTCAAATCCTGGTCGCGGATAGCGCAGAATCTACCGGCATGAAATGGGCTACTCCAGCAGCAGCCTCAGGCGGCTTGACCTTGATTCATACTGAAACCTTATCGGGCGTATCGTCAGTAAATATCGATAGCAAATTTACTTCAACTTATGTTAACTATTTGATTTTGGCAAACATTGAACAAAGCACTGGCAATTCACTAAAGATTCAATATCGCGCAGGCGGTTCAACTATCACCACGGGTTACAAGCAGTCATACTTCTTTTTGGATTACAACAACAATACTCTTTCTGTTTCATCATCAACTTCAGCTCCCGATATCTATGAAGTTTCAAGCAACACAGACAGAAAACTATTGACAATGACAATCGGTGATCCAGAAACAACTGAATTTACCAAGTCTCAAATTCTAAGTACAGATAATGCTTACAATGTGCATTATTTTGGAATCTATCCACAAACCACATCAATCGATGGAATTCGTTTTTCTGCGACAACAGGAAATATGACCGGAACTGTCCGTATTTACGGATACCAGAATAGCTAAGGACTGATAATGACAATCAATAAAATCATCGAAGAGCTACGCCAGTCTAATCCAGAGCCACACGGTCAAACCAATGGCGTTAAGTATAAAATGGAAGGACAAGAGTTAGAGGATTACTATGCAGAATCCGCTAAATCCATTTTTGCCGAAAACCAGAAGAAGGCAGAACTTGAAGCCAAGGCAGCCGAGAAAGCTTCATTGCTAGATCGCCTTGGAATCACTATAGAGGAAGCCAAGCTTCTACTGGGATGACTCCAAAGTTATGCAAAGCCGGACAACAGTTAAGGCTTCAAGTCGATGATTCTTACCCAGACAGAGATAGAACCTCAGATGGCTGGCTTGGCGATGTTCGTCACTCAGCGCGTACTTCTGACCACAATCCTGATGCAAAGGGTATCGTGCGAGCCATTGATATTGACCGGGATTTGGCTGGCAAGAAGAAGCCCGACCTCATGCCTTATCTTGCAGATCAGATTCGACTCTGCGCAAAGTCTGACAAGAGAATTAGTTATGTCATCTTCGCAGGCAAAATTGCTTCCTCTCGCATGGGCTGGCGCTGGCGGAAGTATTCTGGAATCAATCCGCATAACACGCATTGCCATGTTTCTTTCACTAAGAAGGGCGATGCAGATGGCTCGTTCTTTAATATCCCACTGATAGGCGGAACTGTATGAACATGAAGAATCCAGCAATCCTTACAGCAGGAGCGTTCCTAGCTGCTTGGGGAGCATCTAACTTTGCACTCGACTATCGTTCAGTTCTCTGGGCGGTATTAGCAGGCGTGTTCGGATACGCAACTCCTAAGAAATAATGAGCGCGGTAGATTACTCGGCTATTGCCGTTGGAATTGTTACTGTCCTTGGCGGCACAGCTGCGTTTCTACAGTTTCTAGTTAAGCATTACTTAAATGAACTTAAGCCCAATGGCGGCTCAAGTATTAAGGATCAGGTTAATCGACTGGAAGCGCGTGTCGATACAATCATCGAACTGTTAGGTAAGTAACACTTTACCTATGGCAAGGAAGCGACCAGTCATAGACTTAGATACTTATAGCAAGCTCGATGCTTATGCCATCGCGCTAAATGAGTATTACAAGTCATTACGCAGAGCAGGATTCACAGAGACTCATGCCTTCTGGCTGCTCTCAGATCGTGAAACTTTCCCGGACTGGATAATCCCTGACCTACCCAACCGGATAGACAATATCCCATACGAGGATGATGACGAGGACTAAATGAAGCGAATCGTTATTCTGAGCGATTTACAGGTTCCCTTCGAGGATGTCCATGTAACCCAGAACATAGCTAGATTCCTACAGAAGTTTAAGCCAGACCAAACAGTAACAATCGGAGATGAAATTGACTTCCAAACCATCTCTAAGTGGAGTGAGGGAACCCCTCAAGCCTATGAGCAGAGCCTTGGCGATGATCGTGACCGATGCGTCAACCTGCTCTGGGAGTTGGGTGTTACTGACTGCATCCGAAGCAACCACACAGATAGACTTTATAACATTATCATGAAGAAGATTCCATCGTTTCTTAGCCTTCCAGAGCTGAGATTCGAGAAGTTCATGAAGTTCGATGAACTAGGAATCACCTTTCACAAGAACCCTATGAACATCGCTCCCGGCTGGATAGCAGTACATGGAGACCATACGCCTATCAAGCAGTTAGGTGGCTTATCAGCCCTCGAGGCAGCCCGTAGACACGGCAAGAATGTCATCTCAGGACATACTCACAGAGCAGGCCGTAGCGCCTTCACAGAGGCCTCTGGTGGCCGTTTAGGCCGTGTTCTGCATGGTGTCGAGGTGGGAAACCTTATGGACTTTAAGAAGGCCGGGTACACGAAAGGCTCTGCAAACTGGCAGATGGCCTTCGCTATCATGTATGTGCATGGTTCTATGGTTCAAGTCGATCTAATCAACATCGAGAAGAATGGCACCTTTATAGTTCAGGGGAAGGTATATGGCAGGCCGCGAAAGTGACTTGGCTTACAGCCTAGATGATGCTATTGACGAGGTGGAATTGTTACCGTTTCGTTATCTAAATCTTATCGACCAAGAGCTGCCACTAGGGTAACTTTCTCTTAGTGCCGAAGTACGGCGCGAAGGGAGCAAGATGATTACAAACCACGATCACATAGTTTTACTTTCAATGCTTATTGGTTCATTACCTGGATTCTTAATTGGGTATGCCAAAGGGCATGAACACGGCAAGATTCAAGGCAAGATAAATGCCCGCCGTTTAATTAAGGCACAGACTCAGCACCAGGTTAATCGATGAACGCCCGTGATTACCTTAACGAAGCCAGAGCCACTATTCAAGATAGAGGAGCGGATTACGGTCATCCGAGTGACAACATGCAACGCACGGCCTCACTCTGGAGTGCCTATTTGGAAGTCCCAATTAACGATTACCAAGTCGCGATGTGTATGGCGTTGGTCAAAATTGCACGATCAATGGAAAGTGCTAAAACAGATACCTATGTAGACCTGGTGGCATATACCAGCCTGGCTGCGCAGCTTCACACAGAGGAGAACGAGTTATATGTTTAATCTAGAAGATTACGAGACAGTCGAAGAACGCCTAGTGAAATATTGGAAGGATCACCCAGATGGTCAGATTCATACGAAGTTGCTGGATTCAACTGCTACTCGCTTTATCGTTGAAGCTAGTATCTATAGAACTGAAGCAGACTCTAGGCCTTGGACAACTGGCCTTGCTGAGGAAACAGTCCAGGGTCGCGGAGTTAACGCTACTTCTGCCCTTGAAAATTGCGAGACAAGTGCGATTGGTCGCGCACTCGCAAATGCAGGCTACGCTACTAAAGGAAAGAGAGCGTCTCGCGAGGAAATGTCTAAAGTTGCTGCAAGCCAAGAAGTAAAGGCTAAGGTCGAGCAAGTAAAGGCTAAGATGGCTGATACATCGAAGGAATATGTCCCAGTACCAAAGGAGAGTGATCCATGGAGTCAGTCGTTGGCAGCACCAGTTCAGACCTTAGAGACGGCGGTAGAGATGGTGAAGGATGTCCTTGGTGGCACTCCAGTAGACGAGAGCTGTATTCATGGTGCTCGTGTCTGGAAGACCGGAACCTCTAAGGCAGGCAAGCCTTGGGGTCATTGGAAGTGTATGGCTCAGATTCTAGGAGATGCAGAGCGTTGCGAGCCTATCTGGTACGAGATTGATAAAGAGACCGGACAATGGAAGCCACAGGTTAAACGCTAATGGGATACATACAGTTTCTTAATCAAGATGGCGAATGGGAAGAATTTCCTAATGAAGAGCAGAGAGCCAATTTAAGGGCTAATGCTGAACTACTCGAGGAAATGGGTTACAAGCTTATATGCCAGTTATGTAACAAGTTCCCTACTAGATCACAAATACGCAGTAGATACCTATTGCATGAGTGGACTTGCGAAGAGTGCCATACAGTCAATTCGGCAGGCAAGGCATGAGCCACGCATATAACTTTAATGCCGGTTCATTTGGGTGGACTAATTGCAGCATTTGCGATAACGATGTTATGTGTAATGAATATACCCGAGATGATGGGTTAGTAGTCTGGTTGTGTAAGAAGTGTGAGGATAAACTTCACCTATGACGCGACACAGAAAAGACCGAGGATTACGCACGGAGCGAGTTGTTGCTAGTTATCTCCAGCAATGGTGGCCCCATGCAGGTATCGGTCGAGGTGCTGGAAAAGATATAACCAATGTCCCGTTCGACATCGAGGTTAAAGCTAGATCGGCGTTCCAGCCCTTGGAGTGGCTGCGCCAAGCGAGCAAGAGAGCAGGGGGCAAAGAGCTTCCCTTCGTGGTGTGCCGTATGAATGGCCAAGGAGAAGATGCTTCCGAGTATCTGGCCTTTATGCGGTTTGCAGACTTGGTGCAGTCTTC